CCTTGACCCCGATAGGGACCCCTAAAGTTCTATTCCCGCCCAGTGCTACGATAAAATTACTACCCAATTCAAAATTGGGCGTGATTGTAGCGCCATCCGACATCGTTACAACTGGGGAGCTAATGTCCGCCTTTATGCCGGAAATCTTTGAGACTACCGTTGTTGTCATAATGAGTTCCCCATCGTCACTGTAACCGAAGCCCCTGTGCCGCTTATCGACTTAATATTTGCCCGTACATAGCGCCATGTCGCATCCGATGCGAATCCATCCGTTGTCTCAGTTGTGCTGAGTGTTAGAGATATTGTTCCCATGACGATGTAGGTTACCCCATCGTTGCTGACTTCAATATCGACTGATGTTGACCCAGCCCCCGACCCGGTTAATCCTGTTGCTTGAAACGTTCTTTTGCCGTTGCCATTTGGTTCGTGTGATTGGCCTGCACCCGTTGCTGTTGCTGCTGATAAAAGGGCTACAGTTGCCACCTTCATTGCGTAGCCTCCTGTCCACCTTCAGACGCACCATCTTGAGAAGCGGGCGGGGATTGCTCCGCCTCGTATGACTCCTGAATCAACGCGATCAATTGATTCCTATTGAGTTGTGTTAAATCGACGTTTTCACTCAAACCACGCTCCACAGCAATTGCAACTAGGTCGTCCTTTTTCTTTCTGCTCAGTGCCCCGATACCTTGATCGTCTGTACCGGTTGTGTCTGATTCATTGTCGCCACCTTCAGACGCACCATCTTGAGGAGCGGGCGGGGATTGCTCCCCGCCTTGATTGAGTTCCGCAAGAGTTGGTTTGTCTATTTTCTTAACGACTTGCATCCACGATCCGTCAACTTTATCAACAATGAATGTTTCGTGTTTGGCATGCCCTTTTGGGTATCTGCGTCGGTTTCCGTAAAAACCAATCTCTTTTGCTTCAACTTCAATCATGTCGCTCTCCTTTATGAAATCGTGATGCCGTCAGGGTAAGCAGTGAATGCGTCAAGGTTCAGGGTCAAGAACGAGGTGAACTTACCCGTTGATAAGTCTCCGTTCGCCACCGTGTACTTCACGCGCATATACCGCTCATTAATCGCGTTTGGTTGTAACCTTGCAATTAAACGTGTACCAGCAGCAGTCAAAGCGGCAAATACGCCAACTGTTTGAGCCGTGGTAGCAGAATTAAATGCCTCGTTATCATCTGTTTCCAATGTGATAGTCATTGTTGAGTTACTAGAACCGTCAGTGAATGCGGTATCAACAAGGATTACAAAATAAACATTTTCACCAACTCCAAGGTTGCGAATCGCACCTAAGTCAACCAGATTGGCCGATGCCTCAGTGGTTAAATGCTCTACGTTGTTATCAAAAATATTGTGTGCGTCTAAGTACATGTTATGTCTCCTTTATTTGTGGTTAAGAAACCGTTGCCTCTGCCTCGGTAAGTGCGTCGCAGATTCGGATTGGAATGCCACGGAATTTCGCGATTGCCTTTCCATCGACTTCCTCGTAGGTCATTGCCCCAGTCCGCACGTTGTTCAGACGTTGGATATCAAGGAATTCAAAGCAAGTCCGGTTCATGTAGAACACGGGTTTCCCCATTCCAATGTTAGGGATGCGGTGAATTGCTTTAATCATCAACTTGGTTAAGTCTGCGGCTGACGATTCTGAAACAAGATTTGACTTGTCGATGTTCGCGATACGAACAACATAACGCCAGTCTTTAAGAACGATACCCATCTTCCATTGGAAATGGTCTTGGTAAGCTCGCATACGACTACCAGCTACCCCGGCAGTTGTCTCCACAGTAACCAACCCAAGGTCTTCGTGATCCAATCCAGCTTTTGACCCTTTAGGGAATACGCCGAAACAAGTTTGCTGACCCCAAACAACAAGCCATACGGACATGTTGTCTGATTGAGAACCGCCACCAACGACAATGTTTTGTCCGTTGTTCGCCGATAGGCTGGAGTATCGAACTGCTAAACCGTTGAATTCCTCAGGGTCAAGGCTTGCGTTACCGTAGAACATGGATGATGACGCCTCCTGATTCATCGCCTCAATGAATGCCTGAGATTCAGATAAACGGAAGCTATTCACGTTTCCGTTTAACAAGGCCAAGTCTTTGTCCACTTCGGACCATGCTTCCAACATGCCACAAGATTCGTCGATCTGTGCGGTAGTTGATTTGCTGGGCTGAGTTCCTTGGTTGATTGTTCTCCAGTAAACCGTGGGAAGCCCGGTACGAATCGTGGTTCGTTCTCCGGTAGGTAAGTTTCCTTCCTTCCACAACATATCCAAAAGGATTTCGTTCGTCTGAGAAAGAAGTTCGACGATTGCGGGGGTCTTTCCATCTGGGTCAATCCGTTTTGCCCAGTCGGCTAGGGTTAATACATTTGCTGCTAAAGTTGCCATAATAATCTCCTTTGATTTCTCAAGGAGGCTTATTACGAGGAGAGGCTACTGCGAGTCCGTCGTGCGTGCTTGATTATTTTGTTTTTTGTTTGTCTTTTTTAGTTTCTAACCACGTTTCCCAAGCTTTGATCATTCCTTTTGCGAGTCGGATTAAGGACTCGTGTAGCACAATCGTTGCTGGGGACATCAGTTACCACCATAAAAAACGTCTTCGATAGTTTTTTCAGTTTTTGTTCCTTTGCTTGGTTCAAACGTGTCTTCGGCCATTGCTTGGCCGATTTTGACGAATGTTCGTACCAATTCAGGGTGATTGCCAAACCCAGTTTCATTGAGTGCTTTTTTAAAGCTCTCAGACGCAAACCGATCTACAACGCGCTTGGCGATCTCAACGCTTTTTGGGAAATTATCACCTCCAATTTCTTTATCTGCTTTAAGGTCTTCGACCCATTTTTGGGTGGTAGCATCAAACTCTTTATGCAGAGATTCTTTGTATGAAGAAAGCTGCTTTTGCTCTCGATCAAGAAGGGCTTGTGCTTGATCGTTCGAGAATCCTTGTTGCCGCGCATAGGCCTCAATCTCCTTTACTTGATCTTTGCTCAATAGCGATTCCTTTTCGACTTTGAGTTCGTACTTATCAGGAACTGTATTTTTCTCCTGATCAGCCTCTTTTTCATCACCTTTAGGCTCTGAATCAGAAGTGTCCCCGTCCTCAACGTTTTCTTCGGTCTCAGTCTTTTTAGCATCATCTCCAGAAACATCTGTGTTGGTTTCCGATCCGTTTCCATATAATGCGTTTCCCGCCTCATCCTGTTGGGTGGAGGGGTTTTCATTTGAATTTCCAGAATTGGTGTTTTCCTGACCTGGTTTTGTTTCGTTTGTCATACTCGCTCACTCTCCTTTTTTGATTCTTGCATCATGGCTAAATAAGACTCCGGTGATGCTTCGTTAATGTCACCGAGGATTCGCAATCCGATATCTCGCTTACCCTCGTTAAAAAATGTGGTGCTGTTGCCTGTGAAGCTTGTTTTAAACACGTGGCACAAACCCAGCACTCGCCACAAAAACCGTCGCCCTTGAACCGAGCTTAAAACGTGTATTACGTCATCAAGTTCTTGATCTCTTTTTGATACCTCCTTTGATTTTGCAGCCTTAACCTGCTTAGGGTCGGATGCATTTCCGACAAATGCTTCTTTCACTTCAATTCTCCTATGGTGCGCTTGTGGAATGTGTCCAAGTCACACCAGTGCTTGTTAGATCGAGGTACTTGTATCTGACCGTGCCAGCGTCGTTGTACTGAATTACAAACTTGCCTCCCTTGATATAAATACGGCCTTCTGAGCTTGAATTTGGGTTGGCCGGGGTTGTTGTATTTTGGAGTGTAGCTGCGCCTGAAATATCCAATATTGTTGCAGGAGAAGTGATCCCAATTCCCAAACTACCACTTTGATTGAGTGTGATTTGAGGTGTGCCACCCCCAGCCGCAAATTGCAAAACCCCGTTTCCTGTTTCCCAATTAGAATAAACGATTGCCCCATTCGCACCGTTGTGTGGCTGTAAAAAGACTTTGCTGCCATTCGTATCTGCCTGGCTAACTTCGAATAATGGTGCGCCCGTATTCGCGCTTATCCTCGCTCTACTACTTGTAAGAAATGTAGCGTTGGCAGTCGCGTTGATTGTAACGGATGAGTAG